AGCACGGATTCGAACCGAAATCTTCAACTCAGGTGCCGTCACATCTCAGGCTCGTTGATGTTTTATCCAATTAAACTACTACCGTGTAGGGGCTATTTCTAGTCTCCACCACTGACCATTTAGATAGTATGGTTAGATAGACTATCCCATACTCAACGTTACACCCCAACTTTCATCGATTATCGAATCTTATGGCTCTTTATTGAGTACACACGTTGTAACTGAGCCACGTGGTCTTAGCACGACTGGTCTATCATTTTATCTTGGTTGTCAGCACCACTGACTATTTGCTCTAATATACCGTTTCCGATATATTCTCTATGTGGTTTAGTATACCACAGTTTAAAAGGGCAGATCGTCAGCATTTTGATTCCCATTTGCCGGAGTACTGTTACTAGTAAGCGGATCTGACTCTTTATCTGCAACAATAGGTCGCTCTAAAAGGTCGTTCTTAAACAATTTAATCTGGGAATCTGTAACTGTCATCGGTTCGATAAATAATCCATTTCTAGATATAGTTACAAAACCGTTTTTGTCATATATCGTTTTAAGTCTCAATTCTTTCTTAGTAGGAATCATTGGATCAAGTTTAGACTTTACCCAATTAATCATCTCCGAAAAATTAGTAAACGATACATCTTCCAGTTCGTTATAATAACAACCTACTATCTGTAAAATTCTACCAAACTGAGTATCATCACGTTTCTGCAAATCCTCATCGGTTTTGATCCACATGTTTTTCTCATTTTTCCATTCACTGGTGTTTACAGATCTACCTTCTTTATCTTCAAAAGTAAATCTAATAAAATCTTTTCCTGTTGGTGATTTTTCTACAGTACACTCTTTAAGAGTAATGTTGTTATTAATACCGACTGGCATATATGAAGAAGAAAACTCTTCATTATTTACTGTTGCTGTTTTTATACTATACATAATTTCTTAATTTACTGAGTTATAACTTCTGAAATAGGTTTAATCGTTCTTATAAATTTTATCCCAATATGTTGTTATAGAACCATCTTCATTTCCGGTTGCTATAACTATATCTTTACCTCGTAAATGAGGTGCTCGTGCTTCTTTAATACTTCCATCGCCTCCTTTAAAGCTAATATGTGTTTCATTACCTTTACGGTAAACTAATCCGACAGCATCAGATTCTCCACAAACAATAGAAGATAATTTACCAACTAAGTCGAGTGCCATTTCTGACAACTCTTCTCCGTTATTATCAATCATTACGTCTTTTACGTGACCAACTAATATAAATTCGTCACATAATTCTTTAAACATATCGATAACTTTTCTAACAGCCTGTCTAATATAAAAATATCCAGAGCCGTTTGGTAATGTTCTTACATCATCACCTTTCCAATTTTTACCAATTGGTGTTTGACGATATAATGAAGCAGCGTAACTAAGACAAATTTCTTCCAAACGAGTAGCATTATCAATAGTGATATGCTTGTAGAAATTATGTCCTACTTCAGTATTCTTAGCTCTAATGGCTTGAGCAGCTTCTCCTAAATCCGAAATAGATCTACATTGTATTGCCATTGCGTCAATAAACGTTGAACCACCTTCTAAGTCTATAATTAGATTGTTTTCTAACTGTGCTAGACTCGAAGTCTTTCCTGATTTTGGGCGACCATATAATATCAAAAATGATGGATTCGTTGAAGTTGCTGGAACCTTACTTGTAGGTAGTGTTATCATTCAATTAAAGTTTTATAGTAATTTTGTTTCCGTTTGCGTAAATGGTAATAATAGTCTTCTTAATGTCATCAGCAAGACTATCTATAAATGAGAAATCGCTAAACAAATCATAGCTATACGTATCGAAACCGATCTGAATTTCATCATCATAGAATATTATAGGTGTACCATTTGACAATTTATACGTCTTACCAAGAATATACGGAAACGTTGTGTTCTTCTTGTACGTATTTATATAATTTGCCGCCTTATAAAGAGGGCAATTTATATTGCAACAATTATCACAATCAAGAATGCGTAACTTACTATTTGAATCTGCAATCATGCTTTCAATAAAGTTCTTTTCCTTCCTTGAATCCAAAATAGACTTCAAATTCGGACTACTATCCTTTATATTAGAAAGTATAAGATCATCAATAATCTTAGACCAATTAGTTTCGTTACTTTTATTATAAATATTATTGTTGTTATTCTTAATCTTAAATGTGTAATTTTTCATATTCAGCCTTATATTTTTAAATTAATCCAATTATCGTTCAATCAAGTTATTATACATTAAATCATTCTCAAACTCTAATATACATGGTTTTCCGGCGTCTCTATTTTTTAGTATATGTAAATACACTTTATTTTCTACAGGTAAATGATTCGGACCATATTCATGTATATTTAAAATTTCAGGACGATGTAATACAAACACGTAGTCACTTGCTTGAAACATTGCATCGGATGACGATAAATCACTTCTCATTGGATAATGATTCATCGAATTATTGATTCTTTCTGAAGATTCTATATTTCTATTCATTTGAGCAATTTGTATAATAGAAGTAAGTGGATATTTTTTAACTTGTATAAATACTCGTTCCAATTCACTTATAGTCTCTATTGCTGACCCAACTCTTTTTGTTAATAACGAGTGGTCATATATTATTACAAAATGCTTATTAGTACCTTTTACGTACTTTTCATAAAAATCTTGTATTATACTCTCAACTTGCATTGGTGTACCTGGATCATCTACAAAATAGATAGGATACTCCTTTAGCTGATTAGTAACATGTACGATTTTCTTAAAAGATTCATCGTCTAGGCTCTTTTCAGAGCTATACAAAGTAGAAGTCGTCTTTCTTAATTTATTAGATAACGTCCTTCCAATCTGCCTAAAACCAACCATCTCTAATGAGAAAGTAAGAATTATAATCTCCTCTTCAGGATTTAAATCAATCAAATCAGTTTGTACAAGATTAGCCCAACTTGATTTACCACTTCCAGAAATTCCAGCCATAGTATATATTGCGTTTGGTTCTATACCTCCCATACACTGTTGGTTAAATTTGTTCCAACGAGTTTTTAATGAAGTTATAGTATGATGTCGCCGCTTATCTATATAATCTACTGCTTCTTGGGCTACTTGTGCAATAGGTCTTATCTTAAATAAGTTCTGTTCCATAGCTGTTTTTAATTTGCGTCGTTGCGTCTTTCATTTCTTCTTCTGAAGCCTCCCATTGATGATCTTGTAACCATCTCCACATAGTCTTCATGTAACCGATAGCACCTTCTCTTGTCTTTTTTTGTATTTCAAAGTTTAAACATTTTAAAATATGTTCTGCTAACGCTTCACTTCTTCCGACCATTGTGTTATATAAGTTTCTACACTTATTAACATTTGTACGTAAATAACATTTACCTCCATCTGGTCTTACTACATAGCTTGGGTACGTATCATAAAATAAATCAAACAAACTTTTAGGCGGTGCTAAATATTCAATTAATTTATTTGTAGGATTATACGTAATTGAATTACCTCTCTCTATCGAAGTAATTAGGTTCAGTTGTAATAAGTATGATATTTCGTCGTCGCTTATAAGGCTGACAATATTGCGGACGTCTTGATTAGATTTTTGATTCTTATCCAATACCATACTTAGGAATATAACCTGATTTGAATTGAGTTTTTCTGGATATTCCAGTAATTTTGTATTTAATTCAATAATCATTTGACTCAAAGGTTCTTAACGGTTACTAAAATAATTCAAGTTGTTGATTAGTAAAACTAGATATTATTTTATTAGCTTCACTAATATAGTATCTATAGTTGATTTTTCGATCTTCTATAGGTGTGTCGTCAAACTTATTCAGGATTGTTACTCCTGATTTCGTTAGCATATTGGTCCATGATTCTTCTGGAACATCATACTCATATGGGTATCCCCATGGGTCTGTGTCTTTAAAGTGTCCAGGATTTTCATTCTTTTTCACTTTGTAAAGATATGGTCCATTTGTGCTTGCATAAAATCTATTGATACGTTGAACAGGCTTATCACCATGTACAACTTTAAACTTCTTATCTACTGCTTGTGACATTAAGAAATCACGGATATCATTATCCTTCTCAATAAATTCTGCCACGGGCTGTTTGGTCAAAAAATAATTTATGACAGCTTTTGGTATTACTACTGGAGACAATCCTTTTCCAAGTTTTGTTTCCGTAATAAACATTCCTTTTTCTTCAATTTTTCCGTTTTTCTTTATACCAAAATAATCATTTATGGCGTATTGATAGAATGCTTTATACTCGTCTGTTTCGAATTGTAACTTAGTTATATTCTCAACTTCTTTTATAGCGTCTGAAATATTCGATTTAAGGCTATTTTTAGCCCTGTAGACAACACCATCGGTGTTTACCTGTATAATCTCACATCCTAACGATAAAAGTCGGTCTACGAGCATTAAAAGTATCAATTGACCATTTATTCTTATTTTGAACACATTGAACGGATCATACATCCAAGATACTTCTTGTTGCATTTTTCCTGTTGGAGAATTTAACACGATCTTAAAAAACTTATTCTTAATTTCTTGACCTGTCATTTTTGCTTCAATTCGTTCATCGTATACGTTTTCGAATATATCAGAAAACATATTTCCTAGATGTTTAGGTCCCCATTTATACTTAATTAAAAAAGATGGATACATGGACGTTACATCAGCGTGTCCAATATACTCATCTTCTCCTGGTTTAAATATTTTAGGGGTATGAATAGAATGTATTCCTCCAACTCCTACAGAGTATGTTACCCCATCGATTAAAAATCTATTTTCATAAGATTTTCTCTCTTTTGAAGATACTATCTGTTTTTTCATATCAGATAATACTTCTTGTAATTTAGGATGTTTATATTCAATAAACGGTAAAATTACATCTTTTAATGGAATATTATCCATTGGAGATCGCATCTCCTTTATTTTGTGTTTTGGTATTCCAGTTCTTTTAGAATATTCTTCTAATAGAAAAGTTTCTGCCATTTTCACACTATCCATAGATAAACAGTTTATACCGTGTTCTTCTTCTATGAATAATCTTAGGTCTATATCTTTTTTTAGTTTATAAAGTAATTCACAAGTAGATTCTACATCATTGATATTATAATCAATCATCTTATCTATTTCTGAATTTAAAAGAGGTTTATCAAAATCTCCTTCATATTCATAAACATTCTTATAATGCATAGTTACTTGCATCGTTTTAAGACCTACTCTTAATTTTGAACTAAACATCATTGTTAATAAATCCATAGATTCAAAATAATGAGCATATTTCCATTTTGATATATATTCTCTATTTTTTTCATCATCTTTTACAATAAATTGAGATAAATTAAATAAAGATATACATATTCTCCAAAATGGAAAATTTGACAATTTTGAATAAAAATCAATTATATAGTTTATAATTACGTCATCATAATGATGATTATTATACCCACAAAATATCCTAGTGTGTCTTTGTTCATCTGAACGATTATAACGAAAGAAATCGACAAGTTCGTCAATTTGATTCTTACGTTCAGATATTTCAAACTTATACAATTGATTTGACTCTGTGTCTTTACAACAGCAGTGAAAAACATTAGGGAAAATCTCTATATCATAAACTACTACAGTTTTATTTTTTATTAACATAATTCAAAG